CCGAAAGACAAAATAAACATCGCCGCACGACTACTGGCAGCTGATCTTGCAGGCTGCGTAATTCTCCAACGCTTTGACATCGTACCGCATAGTGATCGCCATACCGACCAGATCGTGAATGACATCATCGTACTCTTCTACTTTGATGTCCTGCCGGATCGCAATCGCACCCGCATTCAGCGAGTCCAAGACTACCGCACCGACATCGCCCGCAGTACCGCTGAAGTCCCATGAACCGTTCGCCGTGGTAACACCGCACACGTAGGGTTTCAAACCGACGAGTGTAGTACCGACTGTGCCTTTGCGCAAAGCTTCAGAGCCGCCTGCGTAGTTCGCATAGACCAGGTTGGTATCCTTCAGGAGCGAACCCTCGTACTCGGGATGCATCACGAACTTATCCGGATGGAAGTTCGCTGAGCATATTTTCGCACGTGCGTCTGTGAGATCAGTCACATGCGCGAGGTCGTCTGTAGACGCGTTCTGGTTCTGCGCGCTCGTACCGATAACTGCCGCGAGTGCGTCACGGTTCAACTTGTTCTCCATCCGCACACCTGATTTGCGCAGTTCGTGCTCGACCGCATCAAACAGCCCGTCCTCTACTAGTTCGCGTGTGATCACCGGTCGCACACCGATCTTCTTGATGACGAAGTCGGTCTTCGAGAAGCTCGTGTTATGGATCGGTATCTCCGCGCCCTCGCTCACTTCATCTGCATAACCAGCTGTACCGCCTGTAACGTACCGTAACGAGCTGGTCTTGCAAGTGATTTTCGGCAGTACGTTACGCATACACTGAGCGGGTTCCGCACCCTCCAAGATCGTCTTATGCACTTCTTCCTGGATCAGCGTGGTGCTGTCCGAACCCTCACCCATAAGCAGTTTACGTACCCTGTCCGCTTCACCTGCGCCAACACGTACCTCAACGACATGCGCTATCTTACTGAGCTTACGCTCGCGTTCCTGCCCGTCACTGGTACGAATGTAATCCAACATTCTCGCAAGTTGAGACATTCAATTTACCTCCTATTCAACCGAAAAATGGAGATCAATGCCAAATTCAGTTAGTTCGTTGACAGGTTCGATACGGAAACCAGCATCGGGTTGACATATACCCTGCCGACACCAAGCGCTGCGATATTCTCCAGTACATAGCCCAGCACGTGATGTTCCGTTATGCGAAGATTGACTGAACTGTTCTGACTGTACGATGTATTACCGCCAGGCGCTTTAGCTGCAATGAACCCGCCGCTCGTATTCGAGGGACCGACCATATCACCTGCTGAAACGTTGGTCAATGCTCTGCAGTAGCAGATCGTGCCAGTACTCGCGACCGTAACCAACCCGCCCGATTTGTTGCCGAAGATCGCAACGCCAATCGGTGGGTTGTCTGTGCCCAGTACCGGTGTGACATATAGCGTAGTACCCGAGCCGTACAGACCAACTGCCTGTCCGCCATGAACAGAGCAATTAGCATAGAACGACATGGTGTTGACGCCATGAACAAGTACCCTTTCCAGTGCCGTGAAGCCATCTACATAGTCCGCCATACTTACTCTACCTCCACCTACTCAAACCCAGAAATGGAAATGCCGTTCAGAACGGATCGACGTATGTCTCGCCCCGCCGGTGTACATAGTCCGTCTCATTAGTATCCACCGGCTTCTTCATGTGCTTCTTAGTGAGTGCAACTGGAATAGACTCCAACTTCTTCAACCGCTCATCGATCGGCACAACACTCGACTCAATCTTCGTATCCAGTTCGCCAACTGATTTCCGCACATCCTCGACTGCGCTTTTCGTCTTGTCCAGTTCCAACTTCGTTATCAATACCGACGCCTCTTCGAGTACCGCCGTCTTCATATCGTTAATCCAGCTCTTGACCGTTTCCTCTGTCAACTCGGGCTTCGCACCCATCACTTTGTAATCGCCCGCGAGTATCTTCTTGGTGAATTCCGCGAGGTACGCTTTAACGATAGTAACGATCTCGTCCTTCTCCTCTTTGCTGATCGCTTTCAGATCGATGTCCAGTTCCGGCAGATCGGTTAGTGCCTTTACCGCTTCGTCCAGCTCGGAACCGACTGCCTCTTCGGATCCATCCGCCTTCTCAACTACCTCAGCTGGCACCGGCTCCTCTACGACCGGCTCCGTCTCCACAACTTCGGCTGGCTCGTCTTGTACTTCATCTCCCATATCCTTTTCTACACCTCCCGTGCTTTTCAGGTCGGGTGGGTTCTTACCGAACTCCGCGTAGTGTGTACGCAGATGGTTATACACCTTTTGTCTGTCACCACTTGGGATTGCCGTACCGCCTCTCGCACCGAGTAACGCAGCCATTGCAGCTGATACCCCGTGCCAAACCAACGTGCCGCCATGCATCTTACCGTCGCCTGGTAAGTGATGCGGCAGCTTGGCATCTGACTTTGTGCGGTCGCCTGCCGGCTTCGTAGTATCGACCCACGCACACGCCATCTCCAGCTGTTGCTGCGTATAGTCCTTTGCTGCGAACCCCCACGCGGTATCTTCCTGCGCCTTGTTATATTTAACTTCAGTATCCAACTCCTCTCTCACCTCACACCTAAGAAAGCGGAAATGAAATCGAGATCAAGCGCAATATGCAGCGCCCTATAGCTTTAATTCACCTACAGAGCATCAAACCAACAACCACAAACAAAAGCTACTGGAACCGTTTCAGGACGTGCAGACACTCTTCAACCCGTTCACCTAGCTGTGCATGTGGATGCCGCTCTATCGCTGCGATCAGTTCGTCCGCCTGAGCTTCAGTGAGACCCATACCGAGCGTCTCTCGGATCAGCCTATCCTCATTACTGAAATGTAGTAGCCACAACGACTTCAAATGCTGGAAATTCATTTGACTGGTACCACATCCAACTCGCCCGTATCGAACATCTCTTCAAGCACCGTAACAAGCTCGTCTATCGTGAACCGGTATTCCGCATCCGGGTTATACTTGCGACCCACCCGCTTCAGTACATGGGTTATCTTCTGATCGGTGTTCACAATGTTCTCACCTCG